TTTACCATAGCGTGACAAATGATTATGTTTCCAAAATTTGGACTAAATACGAGAACGGATTACATGATTCCATAAGGAAACATGGAAAACTTTCCACACTTAGCCTCTATAAGGAATGTTACATATTTTTACGTAACAGACTACTAGAGGTTCCTACTAACCCCATTCCGTTTTGTAAAGTAGATTCGTTGGGTATACCGAAACCCTTGTGACCATTAAGGTCTTTTATCAAGAGAGATCGGGAAGCACAACGGCTAGCCCTCTGCATCGCAAGGTCTTATGAGCAGATCATATTAGGAATCGATTATCATTCTACGTCATCTATCACCGATCCTATGACTCCAGAAGTGGAGGAACAGGTTGGTGAGATAACAAAGATTTTTAACCGATTTCTAAAGAGATTTACTTGTAAGTACCGTTGATACATGGGCGAAATTACAAAGCCAGTAGCCCCTTGATATAAGGTTACTACAAGTCTATCGGTAGGTCCTAACGGACCTGCGGTAGCTTGTAGTCATCTTGATGCCAAGGCTGTTACGAACGATCCGAACTTAACTATGTCCCTTACAAAATTTAATCGTGCCCTAGGGCAAGAATGAATTACGCAATGGATGTTAAGTCTTTCGGAAAGTACGGAAACAAAAGAAACTTACTATACTGGTAAGCTCGGATTTTCATCTGAGCCTGCTGGTAAAACAAGAATCTTTGCTATTGGTGATTACTGAACACAACTCTCTCTAGAGAGAGTGCAAAGCACTCTTTACAAAGTTCTAAAGAACATTAGTATGGATGCTACCAAAGATCAGGATAAGGGCTTCAAAACCCTTATGGCTGAATCTTTGGGACATTCAACCTTTTGTTTTGACCTCTCGTCAGCTTCAGACCGTATTCCTGCAATAATGCAGAAGTATAGGCTGGAGTTGTTAGGAGGCAAAGAACTTAGTGATAGTTGATATTCAATAATGACGGAAAGGGACTTTTACATTAAAGCCACAGAACAAAGCATTAGATGGAAGGTAGGTCAACCCTTGGGTTTACTATCTTCTTTTCCAAGCTTTGCTTTGTGACACCATGACATTGTCCAATTGGCGGCAAACTGAAAGAATGTGGTTCAGGGGAAACCCTTATACCTATTCCGACAGTACCGACTCTTGGGTGATGACATAGTTATCTTTAATGCAAGAGTGGCACGCAGG